TTCACGAATATTTTATGGAATATCCAGTTATTAACGATGCACATGTCAATGAAGCAATGAAACTTGAGGTGATGATTTCAAAGGCAGCAGCAATGATTCCACCAGGTAAACATGAAGTGAAAATTGAAGATGATGACTTCATTGGATTTATTGACCTTCTTGCACCTGCAAAAACAGAACAGAAACTTGGTGGTGAACATCAGGTCATCCCAAATGTATATGACTTGTATGATTTCAAGTATTCAAATAATGTCAGTAAATACAAGGATTCGCCACAGCTTCATTTATATAAATATTTCTTTGAAAAGAACAATCCAGGGAAAATTATTAGAAATTTGTATTTCTTGTTTGTTCCAAAGGTCAACATCAAACAGTCAAAGAAAGAAGACTTGTTTCAGTTCAGACAGAGATTGCAGGAAGAACTAGACAAGAAAGAACCACAACTGGTTCAAATCGAATATGACCCTGAAAAGGTCATTAACTTCTTGCTTTCAACAAAGAATATGTTGGAAGCACAAGAATTTACTCAGCACATAAGCTGGTTATGCAATTATTGTGAATACAAAGATTATTGTCAGAAAGGAATTGATTATATGAATTTACCAAGTAGTGAAAGAAGAAATATTAGTACAACAAATAAAAGAAAGATTTGGATTTATGGTGCTGCTTTTAGTGGTAAGACAACAATGCTTGATGATGCACCAAATCCATTAAATCTAAATACTGATGGAAATATTCAGTTTGTTACAATGCCTTATGTCAGCATTAAAGATGAAGTTACACTTAATGGTAGAATGACCAACAGAAAATTTGCTTGGGAAGTATTTAAGGATACCATTGCAGAACTTGAAAAGAAGCAGAATGACTTTAAAACAATCATTATTGACCTTCTTGAAGATACAAGGGAAATGTGCAGAATTTATATGTATGATAACCTTGGTATTCAGCATGAATCTGATTCAGGCTTTGGAAAGGGTTGGGATATTATCAAGACAGAATATCTTTCTACAATGAGAAGATTTTTCAATCTTGATTATGAAAATCTTGTGGTTGTATCTCACGAAGATATATCTAAGGACATCACCAAGAAGAATGGTCAAAACATCACAAGAATTGCACCAAACATCCAGGATGCTATTGCTAACAAGATTGCAGGTATGGTTGATATTGTTGCAAGGGTTGTGGTTGAAGATGATGACAGCAGAACACTGAACTTCAAGCAGAATGAA